GGCCTGCCCCGACACATGACGTTCGGGGGCGGCCGGATCGTGTACGAGCACGACGGCTACGACCGCGGCGGGAAGCGGGCGGTGTATCGGTACTCGCCGCTCCTGTCGCCGTCGCACCGGTCCGTGATGGATGGCGTTGCCGAGGTGTACGCCGAGCACGCACTGAAGAAGGGTGGCCAGTGATGGAGCTGGAATTCAGGTCCCTTGAGGACATCGACTGGCGCCTCGACGACGGGGCCGACGGCACATTCGAAGGGCTCGCCTGCCGGTACGGCGTCGTCGACAGCTACGGCACCACGTTCCACCCCAAGACGTTCCGGAAGGGACTCAAGGGCTCGTACGCGATGCTGTTCATGCACTCGCCGTACCAGCCCGTCGGGACGTTCACCGCCGAGGAACGCGAGGACGGCCTGTACATCAGCGGCCGGTACGACGACACCACCGCCGGACGAGACGCGCGCACCATGGCCCGGTCCGGCAGCGCGTCCGAACTCAGCGTCGGGTTCGTAAGGACCGACCTCCCGCCCTGGGAGAAGCTGTCCGAGATGAGCGACGAGGACCGCGAGGCCACCATCGCGAACATCAAGGGCGCCCGCCTGGTCGAGGTCTCGCAGATCACCGCCCGTATGGCGGCGGTCCCCGGGTCCAAGTTGAAGACCGTCCGGTCCGCGCTGGGTGATCTGTACGAGCAGGTCGACGCCCCGACTCTCACCGAGCCGGACCCGGCCGAGCAGGCTGCCGACGCCCGTCGGATGGTCGAGCGACGACGCCGAGCCGCACTCCTCAAGCTGGTCTGACGACGCAGGTAGACGCCCGTCGCGTGCGGCACATACACACCTCCCGAACACGCGACGGGCCAATCGATCTACCCTCCACCCATCCGGGCCGCCCGTACCGGACGTGAAAGCCACGGGTATGCCGGGCGCGATCCACCGGCCGTGAAAGACGGACCGCAGACCCCCAGACATCTGGGCGGCTGCGAGCCGTCCACGGACCGAAAGGACGCGGCACATGAGCAACTTCGCCCGCATCCGGCCCATCGGTCGCCGCCGCGACGGCCGACCGATCTACCCCATCAAGGGCGGCGCACCGACCCTCCTGGAGCAGCGCGACGAGGTCGCCAAGCTGCTCGCCGACGAGAACTACGACGGCGACGTCAACGAGCTCCTCGCCCGCGCCGACACCATCACCGCGCAGATCGAGCAGGCCAACCAGCGCGACGCCCGCCTCCGCACCCTCCGCGCCGCGAACCTCCCCGCAGGCGACCCGCAGCCGCAGCCCGGCCAGCAGCGCAACCAGCCCGGCATGCAGCCCGACGACCAGGGCAACGCCCACCCCGTCAGCGTCGCCGAGGCGTTCATCCACTCCCGGGCGCTGGAGACGTTCCGTGCCGGCGGGAAGCGCGGCCAGTTCTCCGTTGAGCACCGGGCGGCCCCGGCCGGCACGGTCACCACCGGCACGATGCTGCCGCAGAACACCCGGGTGCCGGGGATCATCCCGCAGAACCCCGATTTCCCGCTGCTGGTCGCGAACCTCCTGGACCGGCAGACGTCGGACGGAACGACGCTGGAGTACATGCGGGACACGTCCGGCCCGGTCGCGACGTGGAACAAGGCCGCGGTGGTCGCCGAAGGTGCGGACAAGCCCATGACGGGCCCGTTCACGTTCGACCTGATCACGACCACCCTCAAGACCGTCGCGCACTGGGTGCCGATCACCCGCCAGGCCGCAGACGATGACGGCCAGTTGGTCGGCTACATCAACGGCCGCCTCACGTACGGCCTGGAGTTCAAGCGGGACCGCGAGATCCTCACCGGCAACGGCACCACGCAGATGCAGGGGATCCTCACCACGGCCGGGATCGGCGCGTACCAGCCCGCCTCGGGCAACACGGACGCCAAGCTGATCACGGTCCGCAAGGCGAAAACCCAGGGTGAGCTGGCGATGTACCCGCCGGACGCCATCGTCATGAACCCGCTCGACTGGCAGGACATCGAGCTGGACACCGACGCCAACGGGCAGTTCCGCGTCATCACCACAGTGACCGACTCCGGCGCCCCCATGCGTATCTGGGGCCTCACCGTCGTCACCACGGTGGCCATGGCCGCGGGCACCGCGCTGCTCGGCGGATTCCGCATGGGCGCCACCCTCTGGGAGCGGCAGGGCATCACGATCCTGATGACCGACTCCCACGCCGACTACTTCACGAACAACACCCTGGTCATCCTCGCGGAGTGCCGGGCCAACGTCGCGGTACACACCCCGCAGGCGTTCGTGAAGGTCACGTTCGCGGCGCTGCCGTAATGGGCGCCGTCATCAAGCAGGTCACGCTCACCAAGTCAGCGGTGGCCCGCACCGAGAACCAGGACGTGGAACAGCTGCGCGTCCTGAACAACTCGCCCGCCCTTCTGGACGGGACCACCAAGCCCACCATCAACAACTCGGCGGCTGCTCCCACGCAGGCCGAGTTCAACGCGCTGCTCGCCGCGCTCCGTACGCGTGGCGTCATCGGAGGGAGCTGACCATGGCCGAGACCAAGAAGCCCATCAGCACGGACAAGCCGGCCGCCGCAGTCCGGCCACAGGAGTACGACGCCGGCACCGGCTGGGACGTCGGCCAGCAGGCGCCCGAGGACGCATTCCGCGCGCTCGACGGGGAGGGCTACAACACCCCGGTCGGCCCGGTCGTGCACACGCACCCCGGCGGCCACGCCCGGCTGATCGTCGCCAAGGGCGGTCTGGTCACTGCGGGCGTCCGCCGTGAGCTCGACGACGCCGAGAGCGACGAGGGCTGACCCATGGCGTACTGCTCCGAACAGGCCGCGCGGGACGCTGGCTGCACCGGCACGAGTGCCGACGTCGCCGGGTGGATCGCTGCTGCCACGGAGCGGATCACCGCCTACACGCAGCAACTGTTCGAACCGACGACGCTGGTCATCGTCTCGGACGTGGCGCCGGACGGGACGGTTCTCCTCCCGCGCCGCGTCCGCACCATCACTACGGTGACGCCCGTCGTCGCTGCTGACGACGCCCCGTCGCTCCCGTCGTCGGCGTGGCGGGTCACCTCGGCGGACGTCCTCGGCGCAGTCGACGCCGTACACCTGCGGTGGGGCGGGTACGACGACCTGATCGCCGGGGCTGAGTCGTACAACGGTGGCTGGCGTGGCCTGTTCGAGTCGTGGGGGCTGGAGCAGGCCCGAGTGGAAGGGCAGTTCGGGTACGCCGAGGTGCCGTTCCTCGTCGCGCAGGCCTGCGCCCTGCTCGCCGCGCACATCCAGGCCGGGGCTGCCCCGTCCGACGCGGACGCGCAACAGACCCCCGGCCTCGACGTCGACGACGAGGGCAACAACGTCCGCATCGAGGACACCGACGAGAGGACGACGCCCGTCTCCCCGTCGTCGTCGACCGGATCGACGCAGGCAGACGCCCTGCTCATCTCGTTCCTCAACCGCGGCTCCCTGATCGGCGGTGTGTGATGGCCACCGCCGGATCGTTCTCCATGAACACCCGCCAGTTCGAGCGCGGCCTACGCCGATGGGTCGGCCGCCTCTCCGACGAATCGAAACGCGCCGCGGACCGGACCGGCACCCGGGTACAGAACGAGGCCCGCCGCCTCGCCCCCGTCGACACCGGGCGGCTCCGCTCCAGCATCGTGACCCGGTCCGAGGACCACGGCCGGACGTACACCGTGACCGTCGGCACGAACGTCAACTACGCCGAGGCCGTCGAGAACGGCACCGGCCCTCACCGCATCTACCCCCGCCGCGCGCAGGCGCTGCGGTTCGTGATCGGTGGCCGCACCGTGTTCGCGGCCTACGTCGACCACCCCGGCACCCGGGCGCAACCGTTCCTCGGCCCGGCCATGGCGATGGCTGAGGTCTACCTGCGCGAGGAGCTGGCCCGCGCCGGCAGGAGGGCCCGCTGATGGCCGCCACCACGTCGGGCGCCATCAAGGCCCGCATCGAGTCCCTCGGGTTGAACGTGCCGGTGTTCCGGGACGGGCCGCGCGGGGGTCAGGCGTGCCCGTTCGTCGTCGTCACCGAGGCGCTCAGCACTGGCATGGACAGCGGCGGGAACGGCGACTTCGGCGACCCGGCCGCGGTCCTCTCCATCGTCGAGAAGGTCGCCGTCGACCTCATGCAGAACGCCCGCACCAAGGCCACCGCCGCGACCGCGCCGAACGCCGAGCGGTACGGCCTGGCCGAGACGATCGCGCACCAGCTGCACGGCCGGCCGTTGCCCGCCCACCCGGCCAAGGTCACTGCGGTGAAGGTCGTCGGCATCGACCGGTTCCCGATCAGCGACAACCGGGTCCGCACCTCGATCACCGTCGAGATTCACCGGCAGCTCCTTACCTCGGAGGTCACCCCCGCATGAGCACTGTCCTCACGATCTCCCTGCCCCGGGACGACGTCATCGCGAATCTCGGCGCGGAGTGCTGGCCGATCCGTGACGGGGCCCCGCTTCTGCGGATCGACCCGGACGCGGCCGACTACACCCCCGACGGTGCCGTGATCATCTACCCGACGCCGGGGCAGCCCGGATACCTGTGGTGGCTGATCGACGGGGTCATCCCGCTGCAGGCCGCAGGTGACATCACTGCCGAGCTGGCCGCACAGATCCCCGGCTCCGTGCTGGAGCTGCCTCCGCCCCCGGACGAGAACCCCGCTCCGCCTGCCGATCAGTAACCCCACGTCCGGGCCGAACCCCGGCACCAGGAAGGACAGCCACCATGCCGCTTCAGCGCTTCACCCGTGTGTACGGGATCAAGGACGCCAAGATCTCGCCGCTGCTCACCGACCCGGCGTCGGGCACTCCGACGTACGGCGCAGCCATCGACGTACCGGGCATCAAGACCTACGAAATCTCCGGTGAGATCGAGGTCAAGACGCTGCGGGGTGACAACCAGAAGCTGGCCTCGAACAGCTCCCTGTCCAACGTCCAGGTGGCAGTCACGCACGCCAAGATGAGCCTGGACGTGCTGGCCGCGATCATCGGCGGCACCGTCACCGACACCGGAACCACACCGGCACAGAAGACCGGGTGGGACCTGACCGGCTCCAACGCCAACTTCCCGCCGTTCAAGCTCGAAGGGGTCACCCCGCCGAACGGCGTCGACATCATCGGCGGGGACGTCCACGTCGTCATGCACAAGCTGACGTGCTCCTCGTTCCCCGACCTTGGGTTCGCCGAGGAGGACTACCGCATCGCCAGCTTCAGCGCCGATGCGGACCCGCTGCTGTCCAACGACAAGTGGATCTCCATCGTTATCAACGAGACCGCCGCAGCGATCGTCTGACCCCCAATCCCCGGGCGGGTGTGCGGACTCTTCCCCCTACCCCGCAGCCCGCCCGGCCCCTCTCCCTCGCAGGCCGAAACCCGGCACTCACACAGGAGCCCCGCATGACCACCGCTGCACCCCTCACCGCCCTCGGCAAGACCGTCACGTTCGCCGACGGCACCACCGCCCACGTGCGCTACAGCCTCGCCTCACTCGCCACCCTCGAAGAGCGCTACGGATCGATCGACGGGATCCTCAATGCGTTCGGCGACATCAGCGACACCGGCACCGGCATGGACCGGCCGATGATCGGCTCCCTGCTGGAGATCCTCGGCGCCGGACTCCTCGGCTCCGGGTTCGTGCAGCACCGCACCGAACGCACCGTGACCGAGCGCACCGAGCACCCCGACGGCCGCAAGACCAGCCGTGATGTCCGTGAGGTCACCGGCATCCGGTACGTCCGCCAGTCCGACCGGCAGGGGG